TTGTTTTATAGTTGTCTCCCATTTCTCAGCCACAAAATCTACAATAAATATCATTGTTTTTTCGCAAACATCAACATTTGGATCATCTGGAAAATTTTGCATAACAATTTTAATTTTATCTTTCTTGCTACATTTGTCAAATTGATCTATGTAATCATTATTTGACAACGATTCGACAACGCCATTATTTATATCTTTGGTTTTACTTGATTCTTCTATGCCATTAGAAGCATAATAGGATCTTATTTTCATCAATGCTTTTGGATTTGTACTAGCAGTCAATATGTCTTCTACTGCTGATTTAAATTCAGGATGTTTGTTCTTGTTTGCTAAGATATAATCTGAAATAGACATCTTTTCATCAGCAATCAATAAACATAATTTTTCTTTCTTCAACAAAGGAACGAAAAACTCTTTATAGCTTTCGTTGATGTTGATTATCTTTATGGCAGATACATAGTTGTTTTCTACATTTAAAAATAATTTTGCTTCTTTTACATTTTTTGCTTCATACAATTTGGACAGTTTCTTATCAATGGGACCATTACTAAGATCTTGTCTTAATTTAGACGGATTGCTATCTTTTGGTAGAATGTCTTCTAAAGGTATACCTTTAGCCATATATTCGAGGGCATAATCAAGTCTTCTAGGTGAAACTTGTTTTTTGATGTTTTCGGGTAAATCGTTCCACCAATTAATACTAGTTGTTGCTATGTCGTTACCGTATTTTTTGATAAAATAATCTGCATCACAAGCATATGGAACAAATATTTGATTACCGGGAAATCGATCTTTTTGAGCAGGATCGAGCCTTTCTACATCATAAGTATTTTCTTCATCTTCTGGATTGATCGCAGCCCAAACAACTTTCAAGTTAGGAAATTTTCGACCATTGATGGATTTGAATTGGCAAAGTTCTAAAAGAGCATTCCTGATCTTGCTAGGTGAACGATTGAACTCATCGATGAAAATAGCTTGAATCTTACCTTCATCTATAAATGCTTTTGGTGGTATTATTTCAATGCATTTCTTGCCGTTGTATTCTATTTCTTTTGGAATACCGATAAAGTCAACCCAAGGATCAAGAGTAGATCCTGAGAAATAAAGCCATGATTCATTAAGAACCAAGCCATTGTCTTCAAATACCTGTTTGATAATAGATGTTTTACCAACGCCATGTGCGCCAGTTATCAAGACATTACTTTCGACATCGAAATGTTTTTTGAGTCTTTCTACAAGATTCATGACAACCTCCTTGATTGGATGTCATCATCATAAGGATGTTGAAAAAGGTTGTCAATTAAAGATTTGTAAATTCATTCGATCAGAAATGAATGTGTTTTCACCCATCTCCATGGTGAACCAAACATTGTAAATACCAACTTCCAATTCAGTCGTATCAAGCAAATAATATGCGTAGTTCTTTTCTCTGTAGTCAGTTGGAGCTTGGTCTAAAACAAGCCTAAGATCTTGTTCTGCTGGCACACAATCACCACAAGTCAATTCCATGCTTATCATGACATTCGAATTGATAATTAGGTTTTCATAATATCGACCAAGATCTGTTCCCCTTGGAACATTAGGCGTTATCTGGCAAATAATATATTGCTTTGATCCTTTTCTGAATTTATTGGGACGAAACACGAAACTAAAATCATAAACAACTGGTATTGGCGTTGTATACCAAAGATCTGCATAAAGATTAAAAGTATTGATGATTTGGTTTGTGCCTTCTTCTGAAGCAAACACAACATGCCAAATATCTACATACTTGCCAACAGTGAATAAAGGATAGTCTGCAACTAAATCAACATAATACTTTCCAGTATCATCTTGTTTAATATCAGGAGGACTTATTGTTCGAAAAAGCGTTCCTTTAGATACATCGTTAATTGATGCATCATCAGGCATTTTATAAATTTCTACTTTTTCTATTGATTGCACATTAGAAAAAGAGTTTTGGTTGTAAACAAACAATCGCAACACAACTGTGTCGTTTGGAACTGGATTCTGATATCTTTCTTTTGTTGCCATTTTTATTTCCTACCACCTTTGAAAGCTTTATCGTATTCCTCTTTTTCTTTTGTCTTCTGCTCCACAAACTTATCAATCAAATATTTTCTTTCAGCAATTGTAAATTGCATAAAGTCTTGTTTTTGAACACGCAGATGATAGAGAAAGAAAAACATTTCATCCATCAACGCTTGCCATAACTTCAGGCTCGGACTTAATTCGCCTTCTTGCTCTTTGGGAAGAAAAAACCTGAATCAAGTGGCAATTCTATTTCAAAGTCCTCGTTTGAATAAGGAGATAGCACCGTAATATTTGTTTCCATTCCAAATGGAGGATCATTGATAACATTTCTCATGTAATTTACATCTTGAATAGACAAATTTCTGATTAATACTTTCAATTCTTCTTTATCTGTTATTGTTTCAACACTATTTAGCAAAAGCGCAAGTCTAAATGTCATTGTGTCATCTAGCGCCGTTTCACTAAATGCTTTTATTTTTGATTCTCTGTATTGTTGCAAATCAGTTTCATCTTTGCCTCTTCCAAACCTATAACTAAATTTATATTTACTTTTTGGCAAAACACCATTCAAATTGTTTGGTCCAAAATTATCAGGACATCTAATGATTTCCAAAGTGTCTAAATCAACAGTTGTTGAAAATTGCCTTTCTGTTTCTGGACATTTAATTTGAATGTCATAATCAGTTCCATAGCTAATACCACGAAGATAAATCAAAAGAAATGTTCTATCCTGTGAAAGAAGATTTTCTGGTTTAATATCTTCTCTGATACACTTGCTAAAAATCATATTAATAGCAGTGTTCTTTTTCACAAATCTAGGTGTCGCAAGAATTTGCTCTTCTTCACCAGTCATCGGTCTAATGTGAATTATTCCATTCGTTGGTCCATCTGTCCCATCATAAAACTTTCCCCTACTAGGAAGCATTACTTCTTCGTAGTTAATGCTATTTTGCTTTAACGCATTTAAGATAGCATTAAGCTCAGGGTTTGCATTCATCATCACCATTGCAGTCGAAACGTCCATTTGCGACTTAGGCATTGGCGCAAAACCAGAAGTATCACCACCAAGTTGAGATCTGAATTGAGGAGGAATATTACCTGTGACTGCTCCAGCGGGAAAATTATTAAACTCTGGTGGTAGTCCTTGGGGTTGCCCTTGTGGCGGCATTTGCTGTCTTAAAGGATGATTTTCCGGTAAATCCATCTGTTGTTCTTTTGGCAAATTAACAGGATTGTTGCCGCCAAATCCGTTAGGTGTGTTTGGTCTTTGTGGTCTATAAATTTCATCAGCCATTATTTTCCCCTTATTCATTAATCTTATTTTTAATTTAGTGATATTTATTAAAAACTATATTGTAATAGGAGATTTTTTATGATACAAATTGGATTTCACAATGCAGCAGAACTATTATTTCAGAATCAACTGATTAGAGAGTCTTTACCAAGACATAAACATCTTTTTGATTCTTGGGCATTATCACAAAAAATACCTCAAATGAGAAGCTTGGGAATACGATCAGTTGTAGATTTTCTTAACAACATAACAGACAAAGAAGTTGAAAAAATATCGGAAATATTTAAGTCTCCAATTGACATGATGAAAATAGAATTGAATTCTTTTAAAAATATTGTTGGGACAATTGATGATTTTGAATTACAATTACCTCTTAATACTAATGTGGCTGATTTGTGCGTTTACAGAAAAGGCAACAAAGTTTCTGTATTACTTTCAACGAGGTGATTATGTTTGAGATCATTGTTTGGACACTTGGATCTATCGGTATGACAAACATTATTGTCGAATCCGATATCGCTAAAGTCGTAAAAGATAAAATAAAACCATACTTGCCTGAGTTCATCATGAAAGGACTCAATTGCTACCAATGCACAGGTTTTTGGGCTGGAGCATTCACAACAACACTTTTGTTAATTTTTAATGAATGGGGATTTAACAAACTGCATTACATATTTTTAGGCGGATGCGCAACTAGCTTTTTAGCAACATTCTTTGCGTTCTTTCAAACCTACTTGGAAGCTAACAGTGTCATATCAGATTGAAACACAAATAATTTGTGATAATTGTGGCAAGAAATATCTTGAAAAAGATTTAGAGAATTTATTTCAGATAAAAAGGTCTGACATTCAGAATGCTATCAAAAAAGATGACGAAAAAGAAAAAATTAAAAAGCAGTTGACTCTTTATAGATGTAGATCTTGTGGGCATGCTTTGAGGGTAAGGAAATATGAGCGACCAGAACAAACAAAAAATTAAGAATTATGTTTCTTTGATGGATATCAAAACAGCAATGAAGGACGAAAAATTTCGTTCTACTTTGCCAGAATCACTCACGCCTGATGTTCAAAAATTCATCAATAATCCAAGCTGTTCTTGCAATGTTCCTCTGTACAAAAAAATTATGAAAGAAGCTAAAGAGCAAGTACTTACTTATTTTCCAAATAAAGAAGTCATGTCTCAAGAAGAAGAAATTGAAAGATTAGCTAAAAATAATTGGTATGTCATTAACTGTTCAATTGGCGATCTTGAAAAAGAAATGAAAAAATTACCAGCAGGAAGAAAGCAAGTTACAATGTCAAGGTACGAAGACCAAGTTACTGTGATCGTAAATGAACTTGACAATTTGTTTTAATTAACATCATATTTAGCCAATATATTGTTTATATTGGCTAACATTTTTTCAGGATGATTTTTATGCATACTAGGAATCATCGGTAGAAAATCGTATATTTTTCTACTCTCAGCCATTTTTATTGCATTTTCATAACAGTTTTTAGCACTTGAAAACAAATTCAATTCATACAAATAATCACCCCACAGATTTGTCAGTTCAATAAATGTTGGATACTTCTTTACCATCGACTGAATAAATTCATTTAAATCTGATGTGTGATTATTATTTTTTAATTTTTCATACACATACTGATATACTAAAAACAATTCATTCGGAGCTGGATCATTAACAAAAATGTATTCCTCCAATTTCGGTAAAAACAAACCTTTATCAGAATACACATGACACCAATCATCATTGAATTTTTTTATATTTTTAAATGAACTTTTAACAAATATCTTGGATATTTCATTTGACTTAGAATTACTTCTTTTCGATTTGATGATCCATTTATCTACAATTAAATTGTAATGAGATTTAAACGATTCTTCCTCATCCCACAACGCAATTTCTTCATCTGGATGAAGAACAAAAAAATAACTTTTATTGTAAAACAATTCTAATTCTGCAAAAAAATTCTTTTTGCTTTTTAACAAATTTAAATTTTTAATGTTTTTATCAAATGTAAAAAAATTTTTATTTTCAATATCATTGAATTTAACTAAACATTGTTCTTGTTCTTTCAAAGAATCAACAATTATTGCGCAATTTATTTTGATAACACTCATACTATATTGATAATATGAGTAATCATTATCTTGATAATAAATATTTGGAAAAAAATATTATCGACTTTCAGCAAGCTAAAAAGTTTAAAAAAAAATATGAACTGCTTAAGCAAGATTACGAAGCTCATAAGCAAAATGTGGAAACCCCTACGCTAAAAATCAGTGAAGAAAAAAATATTGAAAACGAAAAGATCTTAAAACAAAGTCAAGACAATCTAGCAAAAGAATTTTTCACATTGGCTGAGAATATTGTAAGATTTAGAAATTTTCAAAAAATAGATTATGATGATGCCGTCCAAGAAGGTGTGTTTATTTGTTTTGCGAAGATAGAGCGTTTTGATCCAAGTAGAGGCAGCAAAGCATTTAATTTTCTAACCACTTGCCTCATTCATCATTTAAGACAAATATACAGAACAAACAAAAACTTCGAAGAATTGAAGAAGAGATATCAAGATTTTTGTTACACGAAGATAAGCAAAGAAATGCCTATAAAAAGAATTTGATTTAAATTTTCATTTACGTTATCATTACAGTGAAGTTATAATAATATTTTTTAAGCATTCACGCTATGTTAGTGTGAATGCCCAATAGTCAATTTTATCGATTGGCTAATGGCAATTTTATTGTTTTGATGTTTTTGTTCCGAGGAGCTTAACATGAAGAATAGATTTCTCGAAGGCATTGAAAGTAATGAACTTTTAAATATTCTCGAAAACAGTTACCTCAAAGAAAAAATCAATCTCTTACTTTCAAACGAAAACCTTGTTTATACAAAAAAAGGCAGATTGAATAAGTCTGGTGCTTGTCGCATTCTAGATATGAAAAACAAAGAACTAGAAACATTCCTTGAAGAATGCAGAAAAGTTCTTGAAGTTGATCAATTTTTAGACAAAGATGAATATCAGGCTTTAAAGGAAAGTGATTAAGGAATCATATATTGGGATGCAATAGAAATTATATTTCTGCTACATGCTTCCCAATAAGCTCTATCATATCTTAAAGTCATGTTAATCCTCATAGCATCGCTTGAGCCCATGCTAACTTCACCCCAGTCAACAGCAACAGGATAAGCATTAACGTAATTCCAAGCTTCTATTGCATATCCACAACCATCTAGCATAAATATTTGAACATTTCTTTTGAAATTACCGCTAGCACCACCCAAATAACCAATACCAACCTGATTACTATTTCCCATTTTTCTTAAATAATAATTAGATGTAATCCATCCCCAAGCAGGATTTGATTGCGCAACATCATATAAGCTAACTTGTAAATTGTCCCACTCAGGTCTACCAGCAAATCTTATAGTCTCTATAACATGGTTTACTTCAATTTCTTTATAAGAAAGCTTTGGTCTAGCAGATTTTTCTTCTAGTAATACTTTGTTATAAATTCTAACAGAACTATTACCAACATGCGTAACGTCTGGTATGTGCATGATAAACCGGTTTTGCCTCTTGAATACTACAGAAGAGGCAAAACCAATACCCATATTAGGCATAATTATTATCCTTAGAAGTTTGCTCCTACAGCAGAGCCGCAAACAGGTATGCTGCAAAGTTCTCCAGCAAGTGGTGCGCAATTGCTTTCGTATTTAGCATAAGAATATCTAAGAGTTACTGCAATATCACATTCGCCAGACTCAGAGTAGCTCAAGTCCCCGAAGTTTATACTTTGGGGCCAGCAGTTAACTAAAGTCCACGTTTCAAGAACATAACCGCAACCGTCGAGAAGAAGTAGTTTTCCAGTTCCTGCGTAGCCATTACCAGCACCAGTTGGATCTACTGCGTAACTTCTTTGAGTTGCTGCAATTTCAGTTGAATTAGCTACACCGCTAGCTGGTGAAGCAAAGTTATAAACTCTGTTAACCCATCTTAGAAGATTAGTGACAGTTAAATCTCCGGGAACTGCCACATCATAATATGTAAATTCTATGCTTTGGAAAGTGGCTTTACCGGGCAACCAAGTCTTTCCATTCAAGAAATTGATTTCTGTGCCATCATCAATTTCAAGATTTGGTCTGTTACCTGCTTTTACATACTTACCAGAAACACCAAAGCTGTTTGAACCACCGCCGCCAATGTTTTCTACAGAAAACAACCAGCGATATTTACGCTTAAAGGCTACATTGCCCAGTGGTCCAATCCCCATATTATTAACTGTACTAGCCATCAATCCTCCCTTGTATTAATATTTTTATTATTATGCTAAGGTTCTCACCAAGTTGAATTCAATAAATATAAATTCGATGGCGTAAACAGGCACAATACCAATTCTTGCTCTTAATTCATTTCTTGATATTACGTCTGATGTATTTAATTCTTCGTCGCACTTGATAACGAAATCCTGTGCGCCGTTGTTAGCAACAAGTCTTGTGAGAACCTGAGCGCAAGCTGTAACAAAAGAAGATCTTGTTGCAGCATTGTTAGGTTCAAACAAATATTGTTTTGCAATGCTCTTGATTGACTTCTCGACATAGAACAACATTCTACGAACATTGACTCTATCAAGTGCAGTTGGAGTTCTTTGAAGAGTTTTCTGACCCCAAATTACGAATCCAGAAATATCTGGATAAGTGATAATTGGATTGATAGCATTGTTATTACCATACATTAAATCACGTTCAACCAAAGTTGGTCTGCTGAACACATTGTTAACATTTGGAACAAGACCTCTGGTTAAACCAGCTGGAGCATACCAAGGACCAGACACTGCATCACTTTGGCAAATAGCACCAAGAACTGAACCGGAAGGAGGAACCCAAACTGCTATGTTATTGAACACATCAGTCATTTCAACCCAAGGGTAATACAGAGCAGCAAAGTCTGTATCAAGTCTAGTGTTGTTGAGAGGATGAACACCATTCTGCCAATCAATAATTTCATTGACAGTCAAACCGAATGGAGGATCAATAATTGCCAATGCGTCTTGACGATAAGTTTCACAAACGTCAATCAAAGCTCTTACAACAGCTGTTGAGCTTCTGCCGGGTGTTGCCACTAAATCAACATCAACCTGTTCTGGTTCTGAGAAGGTATAAAGACCTGTACCAGCAGTTGGATTTCCAATAATCAAGTCATCTTGAGCATCAGGATCAACAGGAATGCCGTCAGTTCCGCCTGTCAACAACAATCCAGTTGTTGCAGTGTTGGCAGGAGGAGCGGGAATTGCTGTATTGTCAGTAACCTTGATGTAATTGCTGACAGTGTTGATGTAAGACTCAACATAGAAAGAGGAAAATTGATTCTTGGTAAGATTACCCCAAGCTTCAACTTGCTGCCCATTGTTGTAAACTTGAATCTGGAAAGTTCCGTCATAAGGGCTTGTTACAATTACAACTCTTGTTGCATTGCCTTCAATGCCGGGGCTATCTGCAAATACAGTAAAGCTAATATTGCTAGCACCATTAGAACTACCAGTTACTTTACCACCTTCTTCAGTTAGACCACCACCTGAAATTCTGATAGGTGACAAGCCTGATGCGGTTACATTGCTTAAACCGAAAACAACATCCATTGTACTTTCTGACTTCACAAGCAATTTGCTTCCTACGCCATAAGTTAAGGTGTTGAAAACTAAATGATCTGCGCCATCATCATCAACATAAAAGCCACCCGGAAGAGAAGCTAGTTGAGTTTGAATTTCGGTTACAACTTGAGCAGTCGTCCAAGATGCACCAGCAAGTGCTGACAAGTCGATTACTTGGACTACGTCATCGATATTTACGTTTCCTGTGCCGCTAACAACTACCTGAATAGCAGTGGCAAGAACGTCTGAACCGATTCCTGCAAAGTTCCAAGTACCAGCTGAAGTATAAGCATCGAGAGGATAATGATCTTCAGTACCAGTCAAGATAGCTTGTGTCATATCTGTACCAAGACCTACGATGCTGCTTACTCCACCGTAAATTGAGTCTTGGTGTGATACCAATTCAATTGAAGCGGCAGTGCCATAAGCCCAAACAGAACGAAGCCCTAAAGTGCTGCTTCCTGTTTCGTAGAATTCAATACCATCAATTGAAGGATTCAACTGAAGATTCAAAAGATCGACGAGTTCAGTTAATGTGTAGCTATCAGCAGGAACTGTAAGAATTTTGCTGGCAAGAATGCCGTTAAGTTTCCAACTGAAGTAATAGTCATCTGCGAAAGTATAAGGACTAACAATGCTTCCGATGATGTCAACAATGCCGCCAGCAGATGGAACATCCACTGATGCAGAAGTAGCACTTGTGTTACTAGTTGGATCAACATCTGCTACTCTTGTAATTATTATTTCGCTTGAAACCCTGAGAACTTGTTGTGCCGCATAGATCAAATAAGGATCACTTGTGTCAGGGTGTGGATTACCAAATTTTGTAACAAGATCAGTCAAAGTTGTAACACTAGTTGGTGTGTTGATTGGTCCTTTGCTAGCAAAACCAACCAAAGCAACCTTATGGAAGCTTGTAGTTGGACTAATAAAAGTCAAATCATTTTCTGTGATTCTCACAGAAGGGCTGATTGTGTTGCTTGCAGGAAAGCCTCGTAAAGTTGCCATTTTACTTTTCTCCCTCAGTCAAAATATTATTTGGTACATATCTAGTTTTGATAAGACCCATTTTTTCTACTCTTTCTATATATGCAGTAGACCTTTCATCTTCTAAATTATAAATATTTTTTTTAGAACCTAAGCCGGGTATATTTAAAGTTGTAAAAGAATTTACCTTTTTTTTACTCTTTATTACTAGTTGAACAGGATGCTTGCAAACATTTGTTATTTCTATCATGGTTGTGGTGCTATCTCCTCAATTTTGGCTAACACTTCGGTAATTTTCGATTCATCTACGGAATTTACAAGATCTGCTTTTACTACTTTGATCAAAGAATCGTAAAGTTTTGCAGGCATCGGCACAAAAGTTTCCGCTGTTAAATTAAATTGAAATTTAACAATTCTAAGTTTGGCATCTCCCGGCTCTGTTTCAAGATTACTAGCAATTGAATCAAGCCTTACAATCACTTCTTGTAAAATTCCCCTTACTTTTAGGTATGCAACCAAACTGAATTTTGTAACTATTTGCTCGAATATTTGGTTCATATCTTCTAATTGCATCGTCCATGCGTAAAGAGTATAAGCAATATTTATTGGTATACCTCTAGCAACCCCAAACAATGTCTCTCTATTACCATATTTCGGAACTTTTTGTGGAGAATTTCCTGTATACGCTTCAACATAGTTTAATGCTTGATGATAAGTATATCTTTTCACATCAAATTCATATCCTGTAGCACTTACTGCGAGCATTGGTAGTCTTATTCTATCAACAACTAATGTTTCATCTTTGCGAACATTTTGTTGTAAAATTGCTGCTACTGCTCTTTCTTGAGTTGCCCATATGATTGGAACTGGATGTGCCTTACCGTCTTCATCAATAACAACTATGTTTCTGAAAAGATCCATTATGCCTTCATCAGTTCCTCTGAGGGCTTTTGAATATCTATAGATTGTATTTTGATTGGTATCGCTTGTTATATCATTGATAATTTTGCCAGCTTGCATTGGATCGCAATTATTAGCTGCGCCATTTCCTAAGTTATTGACAAAATTATCTCTAAGCCAATCAGCAGCACCGTTGTCTCCAACATTGTTTTGATTATCTGGTTGAATATGACAATCCATGCCGGGAGGTGGATCTTGATTATTAGATCTTCCTAGTAAACTTGCATCTGGGCAAGGATTTATTTGTTTTTCATATTGGTTTGGATTCGGACCTATAGGTAGCATAAAATTATTTAGTCTTGTTTGATTGTATTTTTACTCAATTAGCATATGGAAAATAAAACTAAAGTTTTGTATAGAACTTACGGTGGCAGCATTGGTCCCCGTAAAATCAAGATTGAAATTCCCGGTTTTGCGGGAGAGTCAAATGATCATGGAAACGGAAGTAAGGCGCAGCCTTTTCATTGCTTGCCATTTGTTGATGGAAGCACATATGGCTTAGAATTGATATATCATTTTGAAACAACCACTATCGTCAAAAACATTAAAGGAAAAATTGTTTTTGAAGGTGATTGGTCTAAAGAAAAGTTAACAGCTAAATATTCTAATATTCCACCGTTTGGATTATTTGCAGATGGTCACTATGGATTCACGTCAAGTTTAGACATCCAGCCTCCACCAGATCATATCATTCGTGTAGAACCACATCCAAGCTTCTATACAGACACAACTTGGAGTACACCTTGTGCAGTTCCCGGTCACATTCAAGGAGAATTCTGGAGCAGTATTTTCTTCGTTGTTTTTAAATCCCCATTAGAAGGACAGCAGCAAATATTCCAAAAAGGAAGACCTTATGCACAAATTTTCATTCTACCGAAAAAAGTTGCATATGACATTGAAGAAATGCCAGCTGCTATAAAAAGCAAAAGAGAAAAAAGAAACGATATCGTTTTCAACAATAGAAGAAAAATTGCTAAAAATGTTTGGAAAGATAATCTGAATCAAGAGTTTGATGATAAATACAAGCAACTTAAAATGATATTTGAAAAGAAAGGCATTGAAGGCGTTGATGAGTTTTTGGATAAAATTGTAGCTTGCCCTGTTGTAAAGGGTAAACTACGCTACAAATTAGTGAATTATAAAAAACTTAATAAAACAAAAAAAGGCGTAAAATGAGCAGTTGCACAATTATTATTCCCACTTTGCAACTTGCTGAAGCTGCAATCAATTTTATGATCCCTCGATATGAAAAATCAAAAAGCATAGAAAAAGTAATCATAATAAACAATGCGCTAGAAGATAAGTTTTCCCCTAAATACAAAAATTTTAAAAAAATTCATATTATTCATGACCAACCAAATTTGTTTGTAAATCCTGCTTGGAATTACGGCATGAAATTAGTAAAATCTAAATATTACGCTTTGATAAACGATGATATATTTTTTCACACAGATCTTATTGGAAGTATAATAAACTTGCTAGAAAAAAATGAAAATATTAATTTATCAACAGTGAAAACAAAGATTTCGTATAATCATAATGAAATAATAAAAGAAATGCAAAACAACAAATTTAAAGCCAACATTTCTTATGAAATTAAAAAATATCCTGAAGAAATAAAACAAGGTTGGTTTATGTTAGGAAGAACAAAAGATTGGAAAGAAATTCCAGAATTACATGGCAATATCATGTATGGTGATGATTTTATTTACATAGAAAATCAAAAGAAATATGAAGGAGCTTGCATAATAACAAATAACATTGTATATCATATGGAAAGTACTTCTGTTCACAAAAGCAGAGAAATAGAATTAATGAAAAAAATCAGCAAACCTTGGTGAATTTATGAAAATTAAAATTGCTATTGCCACAAATATTAACTTTTGCAACAAAACTATACCTGTTATTGTTGAAACTTTATTAGCGTCTGGAATTGATCAGAACGACATATTAGTGTTTAATGGTGGATTTAATCAGAGAGAGAAAAAGTCAGAAAATGGAATTGAAACTATTCTACTTGATCACAATTCTTTTGAATACACACCTTTAATTGATATTGCTGAAAATGAATTGCAATCAGATTATTGGTTTCTTATTCATGACACCTGCAAAGTTGGCGAAAATTTTAAAAATCTTTTATATGCTGTTTTACCAAAAAATCCTGTAAAAGCTGCTTTAAAAACATCTCCAGCAATGTCTATTGGATTGTATAAGTATGAATACATATTAAAATATAAGGCAAAGCTTATTGAAATAAAAAATAAAGATTATACTTTAGAAGGATTGCAAAGATGGAAGCAATGGGGCATTGGAGCAGAAGATTACTTGTTATGGAAGCATGAGCCAGAAAATACTATTTTATTTCATCCGGACAATTCATTTAGAAAAATAACTGAACAAAATTGGTATCAAGAACCTACAAAAAGAGTTGTTGAGTATTATCACCAGTTGGATTTATACAAAAATAAATCCAACTGGCATCCTAAAAACTGGATGGAATTAAACCTTTAAACGCCGCCGTAGCCGCCGCCCATACCAGTGCCGCCACCGCCACCCATCCCGCTGCCTCCCATGCCGCCGCCCATTCCGCCACCACCCATACCGCCGCCAAAGCCTCCACCCATGTCTCCACCGCTTTGACCGCCACCGCCGCCTTGATCACCACCCATGTTTTCCATGCCGCCCATAGGTGGACCACCCATTTCGCCTACATTTGATGACTTTTCTTTGCCTTTATTTCCTTCTTCGTCTCCTTCTTCATCTTCTCCTTCTTCTCCTTCTTCTTCGTCTTCGTCATCGCCATTAATACTGCTAACTAGATCTTCTATTTGCTTGATAAGATCTTCATATTGTTGACCTTTATCTTCATCCTTTGATTTCATATTTTTAACTTGATCTTTTAGTTTTTCGATAGAAGATTCTATTGTTTCTTCATCTTCTCCACCTTCGCTTGGAGCTACATTTGAATCATCATCTTCATCTTCAGGAGATTGTTTACCATTTTGGTTTTTGTTTTGTTGAGGTTGTCCGCCACCGGGTCCACCCATGCCACCACCGGGTCCACCCATGGGAGGAGGTCCACCCATGCCACCACCGGGACCACCCATGCCACCACCGGGTCCACCCATGGGAGGAGGACCACCCATGCCACCCATAGGACCACCCATAGGTGGAAGACCACCCATGCTTGCGTCTTGCTCTCTTAGCTTCTTGTTTTGAATCAAGCTATACATTTCAAAAAAAGTCTTCATTTTCACTCCTAAACGATTTTGTAATCAGCATCTTCAGTTTTGCCAACAGAGGTTCCACTAACCGTATCTTCTTGGAATCTCTGGCAGATAAGTTGCAATCTCAATGCATTATATAGTTTAAATTCTCCCAATTTTCTTTCTATAATTACCCAGTCTTCATTAAGAAAAGGAGTTTTTATTCTGCTTCCTATTTTGGGAGGATGACCGACAGCTTTTAATACTGCCCGATAATTTAATTCAAATGTCATTTCATCAGGGGAATCTATGCCAAATGCTGTTTGCATGTTCTGCGAAGGAACAGGTTCGTATACACACCACAATTGAATTGGATTTTGACTGAATATTTTTGCTCTTGACTCAACATAAAGAGGATCAACATTATTTATGTCAATAAAAAGTTCATAATAAAATAAAGGAGATCCGCCTAAACGAATAGTTTCTTCATCATAAATGTTAAATAAATCTCTTGCTGGATTTTGATCATCAAATTGTTGCAAACTGCCTGTTGGGCAATATGGCTTTCCATCTGGTCTGTATACTGTCATAACAATCCTTTATGCGCAGCTGTTAAGAGACAATTGGCTTGTAATAAGAACTTGACCACCACTTCCCGGTAATTGGAAAGGAGCAGCAGTAAATCGTTCCAACCACAGTAAATCACCAGCCAAATTAGTGATATAATAGCCGTAAATTGTTGCACTTGTAGTAATATTGAATGTTTGTTCCGCATAACTTGCAGTTGTTATTCCTCCACCAGAAGTTGCTACTGTCCAACTAGAGGAAGTCAAAGTAATTGCTGCATAACCGCCAGAGGCAGTTTCAGTTACATCTCCAATGACCGTTGTTGAACTTGGAGTTAAATTGTTTGAATAAAGATGCAAAATTGTGTTTGTAGGAGACGAAATGTTAAGCAAATTATTCAACAATTTTACTTCGCTAGCGTTAGGAATTACAAGAGCCATAAATTCTCCTTCTTTTCTCTAATAGATATATAGTCATGGCACTTTACAAAAAAGATGGAAGCGTCTATAAATTAAATGGACCTAATCGTTTAATGATCTCACAAGAAAAATGGGATACATTTGCTACCCATAATTTAAAAAATTTAGCAAATTTTAAAATGGAATCAAATATTCCTCATGTGGTTATTGGTTTGAAAAAAGAACCAGAACCTAAAAAGGAAGAAATAATAATTCATAAAAAGGAAATTATAGAAGAAATTAAGCCTATTGTTGAAGAAACGCCTGTAATTAAAGAGATTCCAAAGCCGCAACCGCAAATAAAAAATGAATTTGAAGAATTTGATAAAACAATCATATATTGCGCTTTGGCGAAGAAAGAAGAAAAGAAAGACAATTTGTACGATGAAGTTACCGTAAGAATTAGATATGTGGAAACATTTACATTCGAATCTATAGTTTTATCAGCTAATGATTTTACATTAATATTTTGGACAAAATTAGAAAAATTAACTGTAGGATCTGTTTTATATCCACAAAATAATTCAAAACGCTGGTGGGAAATAATAGAAATAGAGAATGTTCCCGGTGGTTACAAAGTTGTTTGTGTAACCACCAAGACCACTCCTGCTTTTTAGTGATGTTCAGTTTTTCTAAACATATCTGTTATTCTTCTTCTAACTTCACCAACATTCGCATCTTCGCCTTGTCTTTGTCTAATAGTCCCAGCATCGCCTAATTCTTTTTCTACAAGACGATTGCAAGTGTGCAAAATAACCTTTTTTATCAATCTTTGCATGACTATATCACTTGGATTATCGATGTCAAAAATTCCAATATTTCTTAAACATTGATCTTTAATAAGATCGACAAACGATCTGTAAGTACGGTTATCTGTTGGATTGCCTTGGCTGTTTGCAAAAACTTTGAATAGAATGTTAAGATCTGCATCATAATTTTTACTAATAAAATCTGCTATAATAGGAATTAAATTGTTGTCATCATTGATATAATGGTTTAAAATAGTCGTAGCGTTTACAACATTGCTTGATGCTGGTCCTTTTGCTTGAGGTGTATTTTTTTGTGGATATATACCTCCACCCAGCACTCTGTCTCTTTTGTCTAATATGCTTGGAATTTGTGCTTCATTATCAAACTGCAAAAATATTTTTTGCCTTGATCTTCCTGCGGGAGAAATATTTGGATTTTCTAGCACATCGCCCATGTTGTAATGATAACCAACACCACGAAGATTAAATATGTTGTTAGGACTGTCAGCAGCAATTAAATCATCGATTTGGTCGATTTCACTCTGAACTCTTTCCATCGCAATTTCATTTCTGGCTAAATTTCTTTCTGAAGTCATTCTTTCTCTATTTGCTCGCAACTCTTCTAGTCTTGTTTGAGCATCAGCCAGTTTTGCTTGTAATTTTCTTCTTACTGTTTCAACGTGAAACAAAATTTTCCCCGGTTTTAATTCAGGCACATTTCCAGCTCTACCCAATCCAATTTCTTCTGGCGTTCTTGGTCTTGTAGACACCCTGTATTGTGAACTTGTTTCAGGATCAACATAAAATTTCCTTGGCTTTCCTTCCGTGTCAACTTCTGTTTCATCAAAATAATGCGGTGTTTTATGTGTTATCAAATCGATATCTGCTAAAGCATTAACTAGGTTTCTTTCAAAAGGCATGTTTACCCCAACACATGCTTGAATCATTTCTATAATTTGATCGTGATCCAATTCATGTGCTTCAGTAGTGCCTACGATTTCTTCTAATCGATCTGGAAAGTTTCCACGCAAAGCTCTTCTATAAGCATGTCTGGTTTCGTCGTCTGGGTTCATTCTGGAAAATCTATTATACAAAATTTCCAATTCATTATCATCAATGTCTTCTTCTGCTCTAAGAATTCTTTTAAGCCTGTTAATGTAATTTGAATAATAATTTCTTAATGGATTCTTATAAATCGTATCGTCAAGTATTTCTTCTCTAGCTTGTTTGTTTGACACATATTCTTCTCTAGATCTACGTCTATGAGTTTCTTGATCTTCAATGCTTCCGGGCGCATCAAGCAATCCTTGAGAACCATAGCCAAGCCATGACTGCAAGTTATCAACTATCACATCTTTTTGAGGGCAATAAAATCCTAAAGTTCTCCATCCTCCATTTTGATCTTCTTCTGGAGTAGAAGGTTCAAAATTTTGTATTTTGCTTAAATCATAACCCTTTGTGCTTGATCCCTTTGGTCCTTCAATTCTCTTGACAAGTTCTGGAATATAACATTTTACTTTCTTGATAGTTGTTTCTTTTGCTCCGTGTCTACCTTTTATAACGAAAACGTAATTTCTTGTTACTGGTCTTATCCTCATCCATACCCCACCTCTATCTTGTCTTTGATCAAGCATGGAATCTATTTGATTCTTGGCACTATTATAAGCCATTTGGCTTATTCTGCGACGAGATCTTGCATTTGTTGCATTGTAAACTCGTCTTAAATTTTGTTCTATTCTTTGCGCTTCAATGTTTATTAATTCGTAATACTTGGCAGTAGTAGCTTCGCCTTGCAAATCTGTCAAATTTGATAATGTTTGATTTTCTCTAGCTTCTTCTCTTTTCAAAAGTGCGTTAGGCAAATCGTAAAAATAACGTCTTTTAATAGCTCTGTTCCACAAGTCAGTTGGGAATTGTTCAAGAAATTTTATATCATCATCACCAAATAGAAAAAAACTATGATTAATGTGACCAGCGTAATATTCACTAAAAAGTTTCATGTTATTCCTCAATTTGACATCATGATTATATATACTATTATGGCATATTCTTGTTCAAACAATACGATGTATTTCAAACGCCCAACAGCAGAGGCGATGAATTGTAGTAGCAATGACTATAATCTTGGTGTTTCTGATCCTTTAGACATAGGACAGCTATCACCAAGACCCAACAGAACAAAAGTCAAATCGCAAATAAGAGATTATATTCTCTTAATGCTTGGCGCACCAGTAGTTACGATTGAATTAGACGATCAACAACTAGATGCTGCCGTAGATTTAGCACTTCAAATTTATGAAGATTATGCTCCAAGAGAGTTCTTTCAGTATCATGTTTTCAATACAATTCCCGGTAAAAGCATTTACACAATGCCTCCTGATGTTGGATTTGTAAGAAATGTTTTCTACAAACAAATGGCAACATTTAGTTTTTCTTCATCTGATTTAGGTGGAGCAATTCCTATTGAATACTTTTATCCCGGTGGTGCATATGCATCGATCACAGGTGGTATGATTGACTCCGTAACTCCTATCTGGGGTCGTGTAGGTGAATGGAGTTTGTACAAAGAATACGAAAGAACTTATGCTCGTAGTGCTAGTAATCTAGGTGGTTGGGAATGGCTTGGGGATTATCAAAACATTAAGCTTTATCCAATTCCAAGAAGCTCAAATGCAGTTATAGTTCATTATTTACAAAAGAATAAAGATTGGCAAAGAGTCAATCAAGCGATGCAGGAAGGTGCTCTTTCACATGCAAAGATTATGCTTGGTCGCATTAGAGGCAAATATACTACATTGCCGGGAGCGCAAGGCGGTGTTCAGTTAGATGGTAAAGATTTGATTACAGAAGGGTTACAGGAAAAGAAAGATTGGGAAGAAAGATTGATTACCAGATATGGTGATATTCCTTATATTTCTATGGGATAAAAAATGGATAATAAAAATCAAAAATTTAATGAAGGATCGCAGAATACAAGATATTCTGTTGAGGTAAATTTTGATACTACAAAAGATGATTGCCTTTTATCTTACGCAAAAATAATGCTTGGCTACATAAGCGCAGCAATGAAAAAAATGAATTATCATGTAAAGCTTGTGTTTTCTGAAAAACCTTTAAGACTAATTGTTGCTTCCAGAAATTGGGATGATGGTGAATGGGTAGGAATGATTGCTTACAATCATGAAAAAGATCATTTTACAATGTCAAAGGGATTTTACAATAGATTGCACAAAACTGTTTCTGTAGAAAATACCGAATGTCTTGAAAATCCAATAAATGCAAAAATTTTGTCCCTCAAATTGAGGGACATGATGAAAAGCTTAGAAGGAAAAAAAGATCGTTTTGTACTTAATTTTAGAAAACTTAAGTTCAATCAGTAATAATTTTAATTCCGGCAGAAGGACTTTCGACAAGAAGGACTTCGTCAAGCTTTTCGCCTTCGCCTTCCTTCAAAATCTTCTTCTTACCTGCTGAAACATGTTCAACCTTACCTTCGTTGGTAACAATAGGCGGTTGGTCAAGAATGAGCTTGTGTTCCACGATTACCTCCGGTTTGTGTGGTCCGATATATCGAATCATTCCAACTTTTACATATTCTTGAAAACTCTTATCAGCAAAAAATTTACTTTTCGGCTTGATGATTGTAAGATTTTTG